TACAACCCCATGGAGGAGCCATCGATCACGCAATCTACGATGACGGGCATGACGTCGCTGCGCAGCGAGGTGTTGTCGCGCACAGTGGGCAGCACAGCAACGGCAGCAGGCGGAGATGGCAGCGGTGGCACTGTTGGCAAGCTGCCACCGATCTCTGGCACGGGACGTGCGGGTCTCAACACGACGGCGATGAACCGGTACGGCGAGATGGGCTCGGTGTACAGCACATCGACGACGAGCAGTGGTCTAGTCGATGACGACAAGCTGGCTGCCAAGCTGAACAGGCTGACCGGCAGGGGGAAGAAGAAGAAGAAGAAACCGGAACCGGAACCAACACCGGAACCGGTCAGTGCTGACGAGGCCCCATTCTGACTGGGGGTGACGGTGGCTGGCGGCTACGTTGATTGTACATGGTCAACACGAACGGGGGTTCGATTCCCCTGCACCGTCCTTGGTTGTTTGAAGGCAACCATTCGAGAGGCCGGGGATTACTGTCCTATCCCGGCAACATAACCTCTCGATGACCGGACAGGTGAGGTGCTGCACCAGAGTGATCTGGTTCGGGGTAAGTGGAAAGCAGCGATCCAAGAGTCCTACGACTGACTGTGAACTGGATAACCTCAGAGTGATGATCACTCTAGGAAGACAGGGACAGGAGGGAGTGATCAGGGAGGATGCGCACTGATCCACTGATCTAAACTATGGGAGAGGTTCTATGAAGAAGAGTGTGGCATTGGAAATCTACCGGGCATTCCCGCGAAAGTGTGCCCGCCAGTATGCGATCAAGTGCATCGAGAAAGCGTTGCAGTCAGGAGAGATCTCCGCGAGTGAACTGCTTGCACGGGTGAAGTGGTACGCGCGACACCGTAAGGGTGAGGACGTTCAATACACACCGCACCCGTCGACGTGGTTCAACCAAGGCAGGTACTTGGATCCCGACGACCACGATGGTGGCATGTCTGAGTGTTGGCCACTGGGTCCAGAGATCCCGGCTGAACGTGCATGGAACATGGTCCGTGCTGCGGTCAAGGAGATTGGTAGCTACGGGACTCCCCGTGAACTGCTGCCACCAGACGTGTATGATGCGGTGAAGGAGATCGGTTGGCTAAACATCTGCAACATGGGCCAGCGTGATCATGATCGTGTCTTCGCCCGGTTCGAGAGTGTTTATCATGGAAGATCTGGAACGCCGAGTAATGGAACTGGAGGCGAAGGTGCGAGCGGAGTTGGGGAGCGACTCGGACGACGGTCAGATTTGGCGAGTCGTTCACGGACACACGGATCGCCTGACCAGAATTGATGACACGGTGTGGAGGGGGAACGGTAAGGATTCTATCGTGACCCAACTGGTCCGGTTGCGAACCGAGCTACGGACCATCGCTGTTGTGATGACTGTCCTCTTACCAATCGGCGTCAAGCTACTGGACAAAGTATGGCTAAGTGCTGGCTGATCCTGTTGTTGTTAGCGTCGACCGCAGCGGGTGAGGATTCCCGTCTGGCGAGTGTTCGTGTCGGCGGGTGTTCAGGGACGATCGTCGCAGTGATCGGGGGCAGGGGATACGGGATCTCCGCAGGGCACTGCGCCACCACCGGCAAGGCGGTGTCTGTCATCAACTCCAAGGGTGTCCGGGTTGAAGGTGAGTGGGTGGCTGTCGACTCGGCGGCAGACCTCGCGTTGTTCACCTGCCCGGCGTCAGTGGTTCTGGATGTTGCCCCACTGGGAGGGGGTTCGTCTGGTCAACTTCATGGCTACGGTTGGCCCGGCGGCAAAGGACCATCCCGGCTGGACCTGACAGCAGACGGCACGGAAAAACCATCGAACCTTCTGGTAGTTAGGTCGAGGTATCCGGTGAAATCTGGAAGGTTTCGCAACGGGTCGAGCGGCGGCGGGATCTTTCGTGGTAACAGGCTGGTCGGTGTGCAGACGCATGGCGATGATGACGAGTTGGTTCTGGCTGTCACACAGGCACAACTTCTAAGCTTCTCAGAGGCCCAAGGACGGACGTTCTCCGTAAACCTGACCAATCCCTCAGACCAGAAGAGCGGGCCGCTCACAGGCCCATTGTTTTCTGACCGTGACAGGACGAAAGCGATTGCTGAAATCAGATCGGTGTTGTTATCATTATCGAAGACACCGGGACCACCCGGTCCACCGGGGAAGGACGGTAAGGATGCCGACCCGGACGTGGAACAATTGAAGCAGCGTATCCGTGAACTGGAACAGCGGGTAGTTGCACTCGAAGAGTGGCGGCGTAATTTCAGAGCAACAATTCGTGTCCGGGTAACACCCAAGGAGAATTAGATGGCAAGCCAAGTAGATCTTCAGGCACTGCTCGAAGCAGCGAGCGGTGAGCGGTTGGCGCAGCAGTCGGCAGCGAACAACTCGTTCCTCCAGATGATGGATCGTGCCTTTGGTCAGGTGTACGCAAGCGTCGACACGGCGGAAGCATTCGCTAGTCGAGTCCTGATCCAATCTAAGGATGGCCCATCAGCCTGATGGACATCGTGTCGCTGCGTGACGAACTGTTGGCTGAAGCCGACCGGATGATCTCTCTCGACGACGCTGGTCGCGAGCGGGAACTCGTCATGATAGCACTCCGACTGGGTCATGCACACGACATGGCGTGGCGTGAGCTACGTGAACTGGACGAGGAGTTTTTGCGTGAGCAAATCGCCAATCGTGGAGGAGGGAATGAGGTCGCACCTGATGGGGCGGAACCGGTTCCTCAACATGATGACCCATGACCTCGCGGAGCGGCTAAGGATCAGGCGTAAATCTCTGGCGTCAGATGCTGGACTCGATGAGAGTTATGACGTTGGCACATACCCTCCCGCACAGACCACGGTGGTAGATGGAGGGGGGTTGTCGAAGATGCTCATTGCGGGGATGATGTTGGCTACGGGTGGGGCTGGCGGTGTTGGACTGTCTGCCCTGTTGTCCTCCCCGGTCCCGGCAGGCAACGTGCCAGCCGTCAGCCCTGCTCTTTCACCCGTCGAGTTCGACGTGACCATCGAGGAGGTTGGTGGTATTCCCCGAATCAAGGATGTGAGGGAAGTCGATGGCGAATCAACGCGAGCGGTACAACCCGACCCCTGAAGAAATTGCAGAGGCGGCGGCAGAGATCAGGGAGGGGTGGGACGAGCGGAAGTGGGCGGATCAGGAGAAGAGGAAAGACTGGTACGCACCAGTCATGAAGCCACCGAAGCTGGACAAATAAAAAAAAGGGAGGGGAGCGGCACTTTGCCACTCCCCTCCCTAATCTCATTCCCACCATCCCAGTGCGTCAGCCATCAGCGATACCGCAAACGCACCAACGATGGCGAGAAACAATTCACCCGCCATATCGCTTACCCTCCGTTCTTGCCTGCGCCGGACTGACGAAGTTGTTCAGTCCTCTAGGGTGCGGTTCTGGTTCAGGCGGCAGTGTGCCCCGGCGGATTGCTTCGGCATCCTGCTCAGCCAGCCGGGTGCTGTTCTCGTGATCGAACGGACGATCAAGTTGCGGGTTCAACTGCATGTAGATCCTCTTCGGCTTTCCTCCAAAGAATAGCTCCAGTGCAGGGCACAACCACACCACGTGCGAGTCGTCCAGTTGACGCACCGAGTGGTGGTGGGTTGCGTACCATGTGCCCTCCATCCCGAACAGCAGATTGTTCGGGTAGTGGAGGGCGGGGTTGTCGACCCGCGACAGCACGACGTCGCACAGCGACCAGTAGGCATCGTAGTCCTCGTCTGGATCCCTGATGACACCGTTCACATCACCAGCACGGAACTGGAGAGTGAATCCTTTCTCGACTGCTTCGTCGAACTGCCCAAGGTCACGAAGGACTTCGTCCAGTGCATACGATGCACCTCCGACGAATGCCTCCGCATGCAGTCCGATCTCTGGTTGGTCAAAGACCCAGTTGTCGCCCATACGGTAGGGGTTGATTGTAAATACAGTCATGCCTTGCTCACTTTCTTTTGCGCCCTTTTCCCTTCTTGGGTTCGGGCTGAGTTTTCTTCTTCGCCTTGGGGACCGGAGTCCCTTTCGGCAACCTGAACATCATCGGTCCCTGATTTCCCACTTGGTATCTGTTCGGCATTGCCGTACTCCTTTCTTCTGAATAGACTGTCAGTGCCTCACTTTCGGCAACCCCGGACGGATTGGACCGCATACCACCGTCCGGGGTTGTTTATTGCGCCGGGATCAGGCGGCAGTCAGATGCTTGTCCAAGATCCCGTGCAGTCGCTGGGTCCGACTCGACAAGAGGTTCAAGCTGGAACCCTTGAGCGACTCGGTGAAGGCGTTGTACAAACGCCACCCAGTTTGGCCGTCGACCTTGAACTCAGGGTGGCGTGGATTCCTCCACTCCTCCATCACCTGAGGGATCTTGGTCGGCGGCAGGACGTTGCGGTCCATCGCTTCGATGACGAGGTCGTTCACCTCGCCGTGCGAGAGTTCGGACGACTTGTACAGGTCGTGCCGTTCCTCAAGCTTGATGCGATGATCCGCCAACTTGCCGACAGCATCACCGACGACTCGGTCGAGTCGGTCGAGGATGTACCGGGTGTGGCGGGTCGCAACCTTGACCTCACCTGAGAAGGCGAGGTTGTCGCAGACGAACACCTGCGACCCCAAGACCAGTGCCGCCGGGAACCGCTTGTCGTGCGAGTTCCTGACACCAGCGATCAGGGAGGCATCGTGCCCGTTGCCGATGAGCGACGCGCCGTCGCCACCGGCAGCAGCACCCAACTGCATCAGGCCGAAATACTGCTGACCTTCGCGGTTGAGAGCATGCGCCTCATTCTCCAGTTTGTACCCGGAGTTCTCGAACGCAGACAGTGCCTTGTCCCACAACACGGTGTGTGGGATGGGGACGTGGCTGTCGCTCGCCGGGGGGGTAATGGAATTCCGCATCTGCTCGCGGCTGACACGGTTGGAACCACAATGCGTGTAGAGGTCTACTTTTCTCATCACTCACTCTCTCTTTCTTTGATGCCAGCCACGATCCGGCGGATCGTTTCGGCGTGCCAGCGTTGACCTCTCGGAGGAACATTCTCCGCAATCAGGTCACGCTTGATACCGCCAACAGACACGAAATTCCTAGATAGGTGTCTAGTGACAATCTCGATCCCTCGCTGCTCTTCAGAATTCTCGACCATCCGTGTCGGATCGTCAGGATCTTTCATCATGCCGTAGGGCAGAGATCCGCCCATCCGGCGACCGTTCTTCATGTGCTGCTTCATCGCAGCGGAAGTCCGCTCGACAACCAGATCACGCTCGAACTTACACTGCGCAAGCCGGGTCGTGAAGAACAGGTAGCCGACTGCTGTCGACGTGTCGATGGTGCAACCTCCCTCGCAGGCGAGGTGCAATGATACACCCAATTGCATCCATTTGTCGACGCAGTTGAGTCCATCCGCAGTGTTGCGGAACAGACGGTCCAGACGCTGGGCGACGATCTTGTCACCACGATCGGCACGGGTAAGCAGACGCCTACCCTCCGGTCGCTTCGACAAGGCATCATCACCACTGACGTGAGGGTCTTCGAGGAAGACGACCTCCTCGTCCGAGTCCTCGAACAACCCGGCGAACTCACAGTATTTTTCGCACTGCTCCTTCTGGGTGTCCAGACTCTCGTCCACTGTCACAGAACGGGTCCGTGACGGGGACTTCCTTGAGTAAATCCAGATAGTCATTTCTGCACCTCGCTTTCGTAGAACTGGAAGACCACGTGGTCCCCGCCTTGCTGGACACGGACTTTCTTTCCGCACCTCCTCGCATACTGGTAGGCGGCCTGAACGAATGAGCTTGACCGGACGACGAAGTCCTTCCCTTCCTCGACCCTCCAGACCTCGCCGTTCGACCACTCCTCCCACGGATACCTCCGGTTCCCGCTCCGATCAGAGAATGTGAAGTCTTTCAGTTTTTTAGCCATTGGTATCCTCCCTTTCTTGGTTCACGACCAAGTCAATGAATGGGGCATCGTCGTACCCCGTGTTGGGGATAAGCGGGGCCACTACGGACACTTCGTCCCAGCCCAGCATTCCCAGAAATTCTCCCGCCTTTCGGAAGACGTACTTGGAGGTCTGATGGTCCCAGCATCTCAACCGGAACTTCTCGCCTGCCTTCGTCCTCCCGCACCACGTCTTCGTTTTACTCATCACTCCACCTCACTTTCGGTTTGAGATTTGATGTACTCTTCGACCGCCTTGTCACGATGGATCTGCGTGTCGAGTTCACGCAGGTGTCGACCGGCAACTTCCTCTAGGCTGTCTGCCGCCATACGGATGTTCCGAGCGTGACTTTGAAGGTCGGAGAGCTTGGTGATGAGGCCATAACTCCCATCTTCCAACCGGGTGTTCTCCATCTGCTCTTCCGTGAAATCACGGGAGAACACAGAGTGGGTGGTTGCGCACTCCCAGTCGTGACCGACTCGCCTCAGCACGGAGTAGATCTCGCGAGCGACATTCCCGTATTCCCCAGAAAACTGCTCAACGACAGACTTCCCAAGCTTGTCCATCTCGGACTCCATCGCGAGAGCGTCTTGCAGCAACCCCTTGAGGAATTCGCAACGATGCTGACGGACTTCTCCACGCACCAGAGAAACAATGTCATTGGCTTGTGGAAAAGTCGTGTTCTGCTTGATGGCGTTACGGTATCGATACCAGCCCGCCTTTGGGCAGTCATCCACGTCTGCTTGCCACCGCTTCCCAAACGACTGGCTGATTCGGACAGGACCGGCGTAGACGAGAACCCGGTCGAACACGCTATCAGTGGCTTGCTCGATCACGGCCACTCGAGCAGCCGACCATGCGGGAGCAGAACCGAGATATTCCTTCTCCCAGTCGATCCCCTCGATGACACGGACCCACGCCTCTCGTTCGGTGCGGGTGTAACTCCGATGACGACTACCGACCGTGGCTTTCCCGTCAGCGAATTTCTGCAACTCAGCCTTGTCGATCGCGTAGAAAGCGTGCCCACGGATGACGGAATGGGATCGTTGGTATCCGTTGTTAGCAACGCCAGTGGGTTCATCCATGACGAATGACTGACTGCTGTTGTGAGCTTTAGATCCTCCGGTTTTGTTCAACTGCTCTTGGATGTACCTGTTGCTCTTCAGGACCAGTTCGAGTCTGTTGCATCGCTCATCTCGCTCTTCCAGTTTGTTGCATGTTGTAGTCATTGCCTTACCTTCTTTCGGTTTTTGGGGCAGTTGCCCCGGTGGGACCGGGGGGCGAAATGCCCCCCGGCGTGTTGCCGCACCTAGACATGCGGCAGGTAAAAGTCGCTCGGATGGAGGTAGTCGCGCATCTTCTGAGCGAGGACGACAGTAGCCTCGTTGCGGAGGTCATAGTTCCGCTGCTCTGCCATCACCTTCATCCAGTCCATGAACAACCGGGTCACTCCCTGCTGGAGAGTCCGGTGCTGGTTGCCGAGTTCCTCGGCAAACTCCTTGTGGTCCTGATCGGACCTGTTGGCGAAGTCGGTCAGAACCTTGACCACGAACTTCGCATCCGCCGTGTCGCTTTCGTACATGGCCATCACTCCACCTCTTTCTTCATGTACCGCAGGTCGACCTCGTCGACCTCGTGGATCCTCACTGCGGCTGGTTGCTCGTTGCGTTGCTGGTCGAGCAGCAAAGAAACGACCTCGTTCACTTGGCACAACTCTTCAACTTCGATCTCAATCAGAAACGCCATCACTCCACCTCGCTTTCGGTTTCCTCGTTGTGGCTGTCAGCGAATTCCGCCAGCCTTTTCAGTTCGCTTCGCACATGCTTCTTGCCCTCCTCCGTGCCATGCTCAAGCACAGCCATCAGTGCTGGCAGAATGCCAGCCCAAGTTGGAGTCAGGTCGATGGTTTCAACCTTCATGCCACCAAACTCCTTCGCGACATCGCTTCGCATCGGCGCGGTCTGCTCGTCACGCTCTCGCTTCGCCTCCGTGACGGCAGGCTGTCCCGACCAGTTGTCGTTGGGGTAGAACAACCACGGACCCTGAGTGGTCTTCACGACTGTCCCAACATTCTCGCCGGGGGCTTCGGTGTCGTAGTAGACACCCTCGTTACTGGTCCGGTAGACAGCCTCACTTTCGCCCACCTCCAACTGGCCGGGCTTGAACTGCATCACCAACACCTCGCCGTCTGGTGACTCCTCCACTGCCCTGACGAAGCCACGCTCAGCGGTCCCCATCTGCATGCGGATCTGCTTCGCTCGCTCGCCACACCTGTTCCAAGAATTGGTGTCTTCGTCGCCTGCCTTGCAGCAGAAAGCGTAGTGGTAGACCTTGTGGTCGACCGGGGATTTGGTGTCCGCGAACACCAACTTGACTGGGTTACTTTTTCGGAACGTCTTGAGGTAAACACTCATGGCATTGCCTTCTTTCTTTCGGGCCGACAAGGGGCGACCCCGGATGGGGCCGCCCCGTGCCAGCAGTTCTCAGTTTCAGTTGCACACAGCGAACTCGGATCGACGATCGAGTTCGACTGCACTCTTTGCTCGACCCTCACGACGTGTGAAGATCTCAATCGGACGTGGGCCATCGGACGGGTAGCACGTGCAACCCATGCCGTCGATTCGGGTGTCCGGTCCACAGGCCAGCCAGACCTGTGCTTCGGTCTTGAGGACCTTTCGACCTCGCACCCTTTTGATCTGGCCGAACGCTTCGTCGACCGTCTTGCCGTGCCCCCAGTAGTTGGCGACCATCACCAACACGTGGTCGCGTTTTTCATCATTCATCGCAGCACCTCTCTTTCTAGTTCATGCTCTTCTCGAGAGCGTAGGCTTCTGCCTGACTGAACGACGGGAAGTTCCTGTCGTTCTCTTGAGCTTGGCAATGTTCGGGGAGTTGGATTGCATTCCAGCCCCAACTCACACACCGCACTTCCCACGTTGCATCGGAGTCACCCGTCGCAACCCGCTTGCCGTCCTTGTAGCTTTCCTCAAGCATCACAGCACCTCTCTTTCAAGTTCCAGAACAGTGATCGCCACTGCCAAGCATCTCGTGGATGCTGGGTAGTGGGGACCTCTTGTTCGCTATCGCATCTTTGGTATCATTCGGTCGTGTCGCTTCGACTGTGACTTTCGTTCCCCTCGCTCCCTCGCAGCATCTGATGGTGCTGCTCCGGTGCTAATCGCGGTGGAGGGTAGTTCGTGCCACCAAGGCAACTCGTTGTCGCCTCGTCGGTCCTGCCGACCGTTACAGGTTCGCCGTGTTCATCCCTGAGGATTAGGAGTGGGTCGTCACTCGGTGGTCTTTAGTTGTCGCTTGTTGAGTTATCGTCAACTCAACGGACATACTTTAGCATAACATGAAATGAATGTCAAATGTTTTTTTGAAAGTTTTTTTCTGACGGGGTCGAGATCAGGTCGAAACACGGAGGTGATTTGTGTCTGTGGCAGTGATGCTGGATTGGGACGAGATGTTGCGAGGATGCACCGCTGGGTCGATGCGGTCGATCCGTCACCTGATGAAGGGTGACACCGAACACAAGTGGGGCATGGACTCGTCGAAGACCTTTGACGCCCACTGCTACGGGTGCTTGGCTGAACTGGTCGTCGCCAAGCACCTTGGTGTCTGGTGGTCAGGCGAGGGCCTGTACGAGTTCAGCGACGTTGGTCAGGTGGAGGTCAGGTATGCCCACAAGCGGAACTACCGACTCATCCTTCACGACGATGATCACGACAATCGGCCATACGTTCTGGTCACCGGCGAGGGGTCGCTTGGGACGTTCTGGATCGACGGATGGATCATGGGTTGCGACGGAAAGAACGACGACTGGTGGGAGGATCCCGGCACGGCACGACCAGCCTACTTCGTGCCCCGCGACCAGTTGCGACCGATGGATGAACTCCAGAGCGACTACTTCTCCCGGTGTGTACTATAAAGGAAGTGATAAGTTGCACTCAAATATCATTGCAATTGACCCCGGACCTGTTCAGTCTGCGATGCTGTGGCTGAACCACGGCGAACCATCAGGTCGGAGCGAGGGGTCTGTCCTCTTGCAGAACATCTGGCGTAACGACAACGCGCTGGAGCTTCTGGCTACCATGATCCAGAACACTGCCCCGGACGTGATTGCGATCGAGATGGTCGCGAGCTACGGGATGGCGGTCGGAGCGGAGGTGTTCGACACCTGCTACTGGGCTGGTCGGTTTGCCGAGTTGGCACACCGCTGGAGAGTCCCTGTCCAGTTGGTCTACCGGAAGGATGTGAAGATGCATCTGTGCCACTCGATGAGGGCGAAGGACAGCAACATCAGGCAGTCCCTGATCGACCGCTTCGGGCCGGGCAAGGAGAAGGCTATCGGGACCAAGGCTGAGCGTGGTCCCTGCTACGGGATCAGGAAAGATATCTGGTCAGCGTTGGCTGTCGCCGTGTACACTTTCGACACGCTGACTGAGGAGCAGTTAGCGGAGATGAACAAGCCATATTCGCAAGACGGCTAAACGGGCTGACTGCCGAGCGACTGAGGTCCAAAGGTCAGCCGACCAAAACCGACGCCCCCCAGCTTGGCTGACCGGTACACTGGCTGGGATCAGACGGGCATGGTTCCTTGACCCTATAGCCTTCACTGGATGGTGTTGGCAGGGCAGTCGGTAGGGACCGGTCTAGACGGAGAGAACTCATGACACGGAGCAGCAACAGGGTTGGGACAGGGGTCGTCCCGCCCACGACCGACGCGAGGGCATACCCGCCTACCACTGCCCCGTCTGAAAGTATGGACTGGCAGATACAGGGTCAGCCATACAGTGACGACACAATGATCGTCCCGCCCGAACAAAGGATGTTCTATCCGAACCTGTTGCCACAGATGCTGCCTGAGCAAGGTGACTTCCCGCAGGGCGAACAACTTCGAGAGTTGTACAACGAGGAAGCACCGTACCTCCGCGAGTTGCAAGCACCACTGCCACCACCGGGTGGAGCTAACCCTGAGATAACACCTCTCGACATGCAGCAACAGGACCAGTTCATATTCCCACCTAATTTCCTCCAGCAGAATCAGTCACGTGCTGGATCAGGTGGACCGCAGACACAGGACGGAGCAGTTGCCCGTGTACGCTCCCTGATCAGGTTGAGCAACAGATACCCCATGCAACTCAATCAAGTCCTCTCAGAGGAGCGTCCAGCACCTCAGGAGGCACGCTCCATCAGGGGAGGCATGCCAGCCCAACTATTCGAGCATAGAGGATAGCCGATGACATCTACCATCACCGCCACAACTCTCAAGGTGACGATCACTGAAGAGTGTTCGCTCAACGGTACTGATCAGGGTGGAGTCAACGTCCTGAGCAAGACGCTCATCAATGAGATCCTCAAGAGGATCGTCACTGTCCCAACCAGTGAGATCAACATCTACTCCACCGCTGACTCGGTGGCAGGTGGCAGCCAGTTCAAGGCAGCACGAGTCAAGTACGTCAGGCTGACCAACAAGGATGACACCAACTACATCTGGATCATCGTCAAGAACGAAGGCAATGATGAGTTCGTCGTCACCCTCGCTCCCGGTGAGTCGTGGCTGTCATACAATCAGGACAGCGACACTGGTGGTGGCATGAACGCTGACAACGCTGCCATCAGTGATCCCACATCAGGTCTACAAGACATCAACCTCGTGACCGCTCGTGCCAACACTGCGTCATCAGATCTTGAAGTGTTCATCGCACAGATATGATCGACTACACCGAAGCACGCTCAGCCATCATGGACGGTGATGTCCTCGCCTTCAGGCTGGACAGGTGTAGCCCAGTCAGCCAACTGATATCACTCGTCACCAGATCACGTGTCACTCACGTTGGCTTCGCTGTCTGGTATCGCAACAGACTGTGCGTCCTCGAAGCACTCGAAGGCAAAGGTGTCAGACTGCACCCGCTGAGCATGCTGCTCGCCACTGGTCGCAACGTCGACTGGTATCAACTCGAAGCCACAGAGATCAGGCGTAGAGTGGTGCTGACTCGTGCCTTCACTCACTGGGGTAAACGATACGCTTCACCTCTACAATTCCTTCGATCGTGGGGTGTGATAACAAGAGCGTTGTGCAACTGGCTACGCATCCCAATTGACACCAATGGTGATCGGTTCTTCTGTTCTGAATTCATCGCACACTGCTTCGGTGTTGGTGGTGATGAGGCAGCCAAGACTTCACCCCAAGACATCATCGAACGCACTGACCTCAGACGCAGAGGACCACTCAAATGGACTGGCGACACGAAGCAGTAATCACTCGCATCATTGATGCTGACACAGTCGATGCTCAGTGTCGTCTGCCCTTCCGTATCACCTTCGATGATCGCTTCAGACTGGCCATGTCTGATGGCACTGCCATTGATGCTCCAGAGGTCAGAGGCAGTGAACGAGTGGCTGGTGGACTGGCCACTCAACACCTCGTCAAGCTGCTCGATACTCACTGTCAAGTTGTGCCAGTCCTCAATGATGATGGATGGAAACTGGGTGGGTGGAAGTGCATCATCCAGACGTTCAAAGACAAGCGTGGAAAGTATGGTCGATGGGTCGCATCCATCGAAGGCACTGATGGTCATCAGGTCGTGGATCAACTGGTCACTGATGGTCACGCCGAGATCGTTGTGTACTGATTGAGATGGGCTTGAGTTATCAATGTCACACGATGTCGATGGCCTGCGATCCCACCGCTCGCGAAGCAGATGTCATGCCACATCCATCGAACAACAGCCCATGATGGATGCAGTTGTCACACCCCGTTCGGTGTGTGCTATTCCATAGTCCATGACACGCTGCTGTAACTGCTGTGTCCATGGTGGTTTACAATCATGTGGACATGGTGTGGTGCAGCGTGCAGCGAGCAGCGAGGAGGAAGAAGGAATCGCGTGTGTGCAGTCCCCTCAAAACCTGAACCCGACCCCCACCCCCACACGCATGGAGGACCCACGGTTAACCCCTCCACGCCGCCTTCCAGAATAGCGATATCAACAGTATGGTATGTCAGGCAAAGGAGGGACTGATGGGCTTTGATTCAGAGGCACTGGGCAAGCGTATGCGGGCATTGCGTCTGCGTAGAGGCTGGAGTCAGCAGAGGCTGGGTACGGAGGTGGGTACTACTCAGGGGCGTATCAGTGACTGGGAGAGTGGTCGGTTCACCATGACGCTGGCTACGTTGTCGCGGGTCTGTGAGGCGTTGGAGCAAGGTCCAGAGGTCTTGATGGGATACAGTGCATTACCGGAGGGGACACCAGATGCCGAGTCAATCGGAAGAGTTCGCGGAGTGGCTGAAGAGTCGGGGACAGTGGCAGGAGTTCGTAGCCCTGAAGAACGATTACGAACTGAACGGACTGGGGAAGAAGACAGCGTACACACGGGCCGCCAAGAAGATGGGGATGGATTCGTTCAAGGCGCAATACGGGGGGGTGCGTCTGAAGCAGATCCTTCAGGGTCCTGACGAGGACGTCGGGGACGAGGAACCTGTGACCCGTGAGTCGTTCGGTGACCGGAAGAGCGGTCTTCGGGAGGACTTCCAGTGGGTCTACGAGAACATCGCGATCGACGATGTGTCGCCTGCTGACGCTCCGAGCAGCGGTGCATGGGGATTGCTGGAATTCGCGAGATCGGATACAAGGACATTCTACGCCGAGTGGATGCGGATGGTGGCGAAGAGCGAATCTGATGATCAGGTCCTAGAGGCTTTTGTATCGGATGCCACCAAGTCCACCGCTGAAATCGCAGAGATGCTCAGATCCCTCAGTGACGCAGTGCTACCGGACGGTTCCGAAGACACTGGAGGAGAACCTGAGGTGGAGAGCGGAGATACTGGAGAGGGCGGCGAGTGACCGCGACTTGCAGCGGACGCTGTGGGATGCGTGTTCTCGTGACTTCCTCTTCTGGATCAATGGGTTCGCGTGGACCTACGACCCCCGGAAGGTGGCGTCGGGGCAGTCCCCCAAGATCCCATTCATCACGTGGGAGTATCAGGACAACGCCTTCCTTGCCGTGGAGGAGTCGATCGGTCGACACGACATCCTCATCGAGAAGTCCCGCGACATGGGTGCGTCGTGGATCTGCCTGACCACGTTTGTCTATCGGTGGCTGTTCCGTCCAAGGGAAAGCTACCTGATGGTCAGCCGGAAGGAAGCGTTGGTAGACGGGACAGCAGACTCCCTCTTCGCCCACGTCGACTTCATCATCAATGGGATGCCAGCGTGGATGCGTCCCAGCATGAAGCGAATGAAGCTGAAGCTTCGCAATCTGGACAACGGTTCGGTTCTCGACGGCGAATCGACTAACGCCAACCTCGGTCGCGGCGGTCGTAGGACAGCAGCACTGATTGATGAGTTTGCCAGCTTCGAGGGTGGTGGCTGGGAGGTGCTGAGCGCAACGGCAGACAACACGAATTGCCGAATTTTTAACTCGACCCCTAACGGGGTGGGGAACGCATTCTATGCTCAGCTACAAAAAGGCACTCCAAGGTTACGTTTCCACTGGACTGCGCATCCAGAAAAGGGCGCGGGCCAGTATCAGGACGAGAACGGGAAGTGGCGATCTCCGTGGTACGACGGGGAGTGTCAGCGTCGTGCGAGCGAGGTAGAGATTGCGACCCAGTTGGACATCGACTATCTGGGATCCAACTACCCGTTCTTCGACACGCAGTCCATCGAGGACCTCAAGCGGGAGTTCGGGGTTCCTCCGATGCACGTGGGAACTCTCGCTGTCATGGATGGACACCCGCAGTACACGGAAGACGACAACGGACCCATGCGGGTCTGGGTTCAACTCGACGAGGAGGGGTATGCGGCGTCCGACCGGGATTACATCGTGGGTTGCGACATCTCACAGGGGACCGGTGCGAGTGATTCCGCGCTGTCGGTCGTTGATCGCCTCACGGGGGAGAAGGTTGCGGAGTTCTGTGACAACCGTGTCAGCGTTCACCGGTTCGCAGAGATCGCGGTTGCGGTCTGCCGGATGTTTGCCGGGCCGGGAGGTAGGGGGGCTTTCCTGATCTGGGAGGCTACTGGTCCGGGGCGAAGCTTTGGCAAGGCTGTCCTCGACGACTGCCGGTACGGG